CTGGTATTGGAATTTCTGTATATGAAGAGGGTCATTCTGGAACAGCAGCAGAAATAACTGCTTCAATTGGCGTTGGAGGAACTTTATCATTTAATATTGTCAATGGTGGAACAGGATATACAAGTCCTTCAATATTTGTTTCACCGCCTTCTTACGAAAATCTGTCAGTTGTTGGTGTTTCTAGATTTGGTATTGGTGCTACAACTACAACTGGAATTGGATTATCAATAAGCCTTAAAGTTGGCCCAATAGTTGGATCTTCCACCACTTATTTTGGAGTCACTGATTTCGATATCACCAAACTTGGATATAGTTTCGAAAGAGGTGATGTGTTCAAACCTGTTGGACTAGTTACAGATGCTTCACTTTCTTCGCCATTAGAAGAGTTTGAAATTACAGTATTGGATACTTATTCCGATAAGTTCTGCGCTTGGGATTTTGGAAAGTTAGATTTCATCGATTCTATCGCAGATTTACAAGATGGTTCAAGAGTGGCATTCCCATTATTTTACAATGGTGAACTACGTAGTTTTGAGAAAGATCTCAATGGAGATTTAAATCTCGCAAATAATCTTTTGATATTCATTAATGGAATATTACAACAACCAGGATTATCTTACACATTTGACGGTGGAACTACATTCCAGTTTACAACACCTCCCAAAAAAGACGACAACATATCAATCTATTTTTATAAAGGACTTGATAGTGATGTTGCAAGTTTTAATGTTAATACAACAATTGAAAAAGGTGATATTGTACAAAAAGATGGTCAAGATCAAAGGACTGTTTCGGATCTCTCCTTCTCTGATAGATTTGAAACAGAAATCTATTCTGGATCTTCTGTAGATGATTCATCTTGGAAAACTTTAGATTGGACCAAGCAAAAAGTAGATAAAAAAGTTAATGGTGAAGTTGTATCTAAATCAAGAGATTCCTTAAAGGCACTGATTTTCCCAACATCTAAACTTATAGGCGATCTTTCAGTTAGCGATACTGAATTGTTTGTAGATAATATTGAGATGTTCCAATATGAAAATCCAGATGAAGACCCATTTGATTTGTTAGTTGTTAGTGGTGTTTCTACAGATCCTTCAGGGAATGTTGAATATATTTCCAACTTGAGATTTATTAATGGATTAACTGGAAATATTATTGGCATTGCATCTACATCTATACCATCACTCGCAATAGAATTTACACTTGAAGATATTTTAACCTCTCCTTTACAGATTGGATATCCAATTTATATTACAGATACTAGAGTTGGAAATGGTGTAAGATCAACCATTTCTACAGATTCTGAAGTAGTGGGAATTGGTACAATATATTTGGACAATATTTACTATATTAGTGATTTGTCGGTTGTAACTGGTAATGTTGGTATTATCACATGTCGTGTCGATACAAATTCCAATTTAGTGGGAATAGATACTACTGGAATTGTTGGAAAGTACTCTTGGGGTAGATTGTCAAATGCTGCTAACATTTCAAGAACAAACCCCATTTCTATTGGAGTTACTGGAAGAGTTGTATCAGGATTATCTACATATCCAACAGTAATGAGAAGACTTGGAGATACTACATTGAGAGCAACTGGTGCAATTTATGAAATTTAAAATTAATAATCTAATATAAATATCTAAAAAACTATCAATATGTCTGCCCTAGTAACGGATCAATTTAGAATATTTAATGCAGGTAATTTTGTAGATTCTGTTTCTAACGAAAGTAACTCATACTACGTATTTCTTGGACTCTCAAATCCAACAGCGGTTGGATTTGGTAGAACCTCTACGTGGAATAATACTAATGGTTCTCCTGATCCTAAAGATAATTTGCAATATCTTTCCCATTATAGAGACACTGGATTATTTGGTAGAAGAATTACTGCTGATAATGTTAGAAGGGTCGTTAGAAAGGTAGAGTGGAAAACTAATACGACATATGAGATGTACAGGCATGACTATAGTGCCGATAATACAGCACCTATTACAAAATCATTGAGGTTATATGAATCAAATTATTATGTAATTAACTCTGATTTTAGAGTCTATGTTTGCATTGATAATGGATCTACTGGAACAAATCCAAATGGAAACAAATCAACAGCTCAACCAAGTTCTATAGATTCTGCACCATTTGCACCAGGATCTGATGGATATGTCTGGAAATATCTATTTACTGTTGCTCCTACAGATATAATCAAATTTGATTCGACAGAATATATTGTTTTACCAAATAATTGGTCAACTTCAACAGATCCAGAAATTTCTAGGATTAGAGATGATGCTGATTCTGAAGTAAACGAAAATCAAATTAAGAAAGTTTATATTCAATCTGGAGGGACTAGTGGTTACTCCGACGGTGTTTATGATATTTTAGGGGATGGTAGTGGAGCAACTGTTCAGATAACTACAGTTAACGGTGTTATTACGGATGTTGATGTAGTAAACGGTGGTAAAGGATATACCTGGGGTGTTGTAGACTTAAGAAGAACTGGAAGTATAGCACAACCAGGAGCAAAACTTATACCAATAATTCCACCATCTCGTGGTCATGGATATGACATTTATAAAGAGTTGGGTGCAGATAGAGTTTTAATTTATGCCAGATTTGATGATTCTACAAGAGATTTTCCAACAGATACAAAATTTTCTCAAGTAGGATTACTACGAAATCCAACGGAATATTCTGGAAACGCAAACTACACAGGTTCAAACTATTCTTCTTTATATTCAATTAAATTGGAAGATAGTTATGCAGATTTTCCTAATGTTGGTGATGAGATCACACAAGATATATCAGCAACTGAAATCGCAAGAGGTTGGGTTGCATCTTATGATTCTACTACAAAAGTTCTAAAATATTATAGAGACAGATCTTTATATTTTAGCAATGGGTATGATCAAAATGATGCTAATAATGTTAGCGTAAAGTCTAAAATTGTTGATTTTAACAATACAGCATCTATAGAATTCTCTGGTGGTGCTACAAGTGCTCAAGTTGCTGCAGGATTTAGTGGAAGTAGTTCAAATGGTGTAAATTTAGGAGTTAGTTTTTCTGGAGGACTTGCAAATCCAGAGATAAATAAAAAGACGGGTGATGTTATTTACATTGACAATAGACCTACTGTAGAAAGAAACATCAGGCAAAAAGAAGACATTAAAATCATTCTGGAATTCTAAAAAAGATGGCACAAAAAACAGATTTAAACGTTAATCCATATTTTGACGACTTTGATCGCGCAAAAAATTTCTACAAGGTCTTATTTAAACCGGGATATCCAGTTCAAGCAAGAGAACTGACCACTCTACAGTCAACATTACAAAATCAAATCCAATCTTTCGGAAGTTATATTTTTAAAGATGGGACAGTAGTAAGTCCAGGTAATATAACTTATGATAATCAATTTTATTCGGTGAAGTTAAATTCATCTCTTTTTGGAATTGATATTTCTACATATATTGATAATTTTGTTGGGAAGAAAATAACTGGACAAACTTCTGGAAGTACAGCAAAACTTCAATATGTTGCATATCCAGATGGTGGTGAAGTAGAAGATATAACGATATATGTAAAATATGTAGATTCCAACGATAATTTTGTCTTCGATCCATTTGAGGATGGAGAATCTTTAATTGCTGATGAAAATATTGTTTATGGAAATACTACAATAACTGCAGGAACTCCATTTGCATCTTTAATTGCATCTGAAGCAACTTCTACAGGTTCTTCTGCATCTATTGGGGCAGGAACATACTTTATTAGAGGATTTTTTGCTGAAGTTTCTCAGCAAACTATAATATTAGATAATTATACAAATACACCATCATATAGAGTTGGTTTAAAAATTGAAGAACTTTTGGTTAATGCAAAAGATGATAATTCTCTTTATGATAATGCTAAAGGATTTTCAAATTACGCTGCTCCAGGAGCAGATAGACTTAAGATAAATTTAACTCTGACCAAGAAAGATATTTCTGATAAAAATGATACTGATTTTGTAGAATTACTTAGAGTAAAAGATGGTAGAATTAATAAAATTGAAGCTAAAACACAATTAAGTAGACTTGGTGATTATATTGCAGAACGAACCTATGAAGAGTCTGGACACTATGCTCTAGAAAATTTTGGCATTACTCTCCACAATTCTTTAAATAATAAACTTGGAAATGATGGATTATTTTTTGATACTCAATTTACCGATGAGCAGAATAGTCCTTCAGACGATTTGATGTGTGTGAAAGTTTCTCCAGGAGAAGCTTATGTTGGTGGTGTAAATATTGAAAAACCAGTAGGAACTATTTTAGATATAGAAAAACCAAGAGATGTTGAGTCTTCAACCTCAAATGTTCCTTTTGAAATGGGAAATCTTTTAAGAGTTAATAATGTATATGGAACAGCACGCCAAAGGGGAGAAATAGAACTTTATGACAAACCATTTGGTTTGGGTGGATCAAAAATTGGAGACGCTAGAGTATATACTTTCAGTTTATCTGGAGATTCTTATCAGGATGCATCTACAAATTGGGATTTATATTTGTATGATGTTCAAACATATACTACTTTAACTTTGAATACTCCAGTTTCTGGTTTAGGTCTAGTTACGTCAACATTTATCAAAGGTAAGAGTAGTGGTGCTAGCGGTTATGCTATAGATTCTGGTACAGGAAATACTGTTTCTATCAGGCAGACATCAGGAACTTTTTCTGCTGGAGAGCAGTTGATAATCTCTGGTATTGATGCTTCTGCTACTGCAGAATCAGTAACGATATATGCAACAAAAGATATTAAATCAGTATTTCAAGCCGCTAGTGGTGATTTTACAGAATTTAGAGCAAATACTGTTTTAGATTCTTTCAATCTTCCAAATGGAATTGTTGGTGGAACTATCAGTGGCGGAAATACACTAGAAAGTCCAGGAAAGATATTTACCGGAGTTAAAGTAGGAGATATTATTAGATATCAAACTACATCTGGAGATGAAACTTTTAATGAAGTGACAGCAGTATCAAATAGTTCACTTACAATTGGGATAGGTACAACTGTTCCTGGTGTTTCTGATGGATCAGTTACCAATGGAACATATGCATCCATTAAATTGGGATATCCTGTTTTAAGAAATCGAGAACAAGCATATCTTTACGTACAACTTCCAGAACAAAATATACAATCTGTAGATCTTTCTGGATCCACTTTAGAAATTTCTGATCAAATAGTACAACAAACTACTAATGCATCTGGGCAATTAACATTCGATTTATCAGCATTGTCTGGAATAACAAGTGCTTTCTACAAATCTTTTGATGAAGAGCGTTATTCTGTTCATTATAGTAATGGTGGAATAGGAACAATAACTTCAGATTCATTTAGTCTTACAAATAATGAAGTAACCATTGAAGGTTTATTGGCAAACCAAACTGGAGACGTTACCGTAAATGTTACACTTATAAAAAATTCTATTCAGAGTAAAATTAAAGAGTATACCAGAAGTACAGTTATTGATGTAATATATTCCAGAAACTCTAATTCTGGATCCGATCCAAATAACTCCATCAATGATGGATTAACATATAACTCTGATGCTTATGGATTGAGAGTTCAAGATGAAGAAATTTCATTAAATTATCCAGACGTTGTAAAAGTTCTTGCTATTTATGAATCACTTGGAACTTCAGAACCAGTATTAGATAGTATACAATTTGCAGATTCTTCTATTGTATCTAATGCTATTATTGGAGAAAATATTATTAGTTCAGCCAATAATGTAGTTGCTAGAGTAGTAACCAAAGGTATCAATACAGTTCAAGTTGTATATTTAAATCAAGATAGATTTATTGCTGGTCAGAATGTAGTATTTGAGGAAAGTAATTCTTCAGCATCTATCTTATCAATAACTCTTGGTTCATATAGAGATATAACCCAAACGTATGTATTAGACAAAGGTCAAAAAGAACAATACTATGATTATTCGAAAATAGTTAGAGGTTTAAATACACCTACACCTTCAAGAAGACTAAAAATTATTTTTGACCATTATGTAGTCCCATCTTCAGATAATGGGGATGTATTTACCATTCTTAGTTATGATGATGATAGATTTTTGGAGGATATTCCAGAAATAGGTTCAATTCAAGTAAGAGCATCCGATACTTTAGATTTTAGACCAAGAGTACCACAGTTTACAGATACTAACAGATCTCCATTCGATTTTGGATCAAGAGTATTTGGAAGCGTACCGAAGTTTATTTTAAAACCTAAAGAAGAATCCATTTTAGGATACACATACTATCTTCCAAGAACTGATAAGATATTTTTAGATCTTTATGGAAACTTTGTAATTGAAAAAGGAATATCTTCGAGAAGGCCAGTAGCACCTGTAAATACAAATCCCGATCAATTGATGGAATTGGGAACTATAGATTTACCACCATATCTTTACGATCCCTCCGAAGCAATTGTTAATACGGTTGATAATAGAAGATATACGATGAGAGATATTGGAAAACTTGAAGATAGAATAGAAACTCTTGAGAATATTACCTCATTATCACTTTTAGAGTTAAATACACAAACTCTTCAAGTTCAAGATGCTCAAGGGAATAATAGATTTAAGACTGGATTTTTTGTAGATGATTTTAAAGATAATTCATTTGTAAATCAAGATTTTTCATCTGTTCAAGTGGATACAGAAAATCAAGAATTGCAAACTATTTCTAGTATTAATACTCTAGAAGCTCAAATTGCTCCCGCACAAAATATTAGTGATGAAGAATTAGATTTAACCACAAACTTTGATCTTTTAGATTCTAATGTACAAAAAAGTGGTAGTGCAGTTACATTAAAATATGACAGTGTTCCGTGGATTGAACAACCATTAGCAACTAGAGTTGAAAATGTTAATCCTTTCAATGTTGTTGTATATAATGGAACTGTAAAACTATCGCCAAAACGTGATACATGGGTTAGAATAATTAGACTTGCTGATCGCACTGTTAGAAGAAACATAGTAAGAACTGTGCAGAGAAGGGTTCAGTTCAGGATCGTTACTCAAACTTTTCAGCGTCCTGGACGATTTGGTGGGGGAACTTGGCAACAAAGAAGACGTGTGCCAGTACCACCTCCAGGTCCGGTTTCAAGTGTAAGTGTATCATCAAGAGATGTCCTTGTTTCTTCTGGAATAGACCGTTTTATGCGTTCCAGAAATACGACTTTCAATGCAAAGAATTTAAAACCATTAACAAGATTCTATCAATTCTTCGATGGTAATGGAAATGTTGATTTTATACCAAAACTCATTGAAATTTCGCCAAATGCATCTCTGACATCTTATGGTGCTTTGGGCACTTTCCGAGTTGGAGAAACAGTAATTGGTTATAAAGGTGGTAGAAAAATTAGTTTTAGGGTTGCACGCGCAAACCATAAAGAAGGTCCAT